GCCGGACGGTGGGACGAGATTAAGTATCCAGAAGTGCCGTCCAGAGCCATGATGATCTACAGAAATGCTTTCATGAAGCATGACGAGCAGAGGTATCGTGAGTTCATAGATAAGGCTTTCACAGGAGAGGCGAAAATCAATTCCAGTACGTTATATCCGTATGATCTGGTTGAAAAGATCTGGAATTACTGGCACACGGCAAAAGAGGATAAGACAGTAGAAGCACAGTGGAGACAGTTGCCAAACTATGTAGAGCCTGGAACCAACGCACTGGTTATTGCGGATACCTCCGGCTCTATGAGCGGCAGACCAATGGCAACATCTATTGGACTTGCGATCTACTTTGCGGAACGGAATGTCGGGGCGTATCACAACATGTGGATGAGTTTTTCAATCAATCCAAGAATCCACATGCTGAAAGGCAACACACTTGCACAGAAGATTAACAGTCTCGATAGGAGTGACTGGAGCGGGAACACTGATCTCCGCAAGGCATTTGAACTGGTTCTGGATATTGCCGTAAATAATAACGTCCCGGCAGAAGATATGCCGAAGTCGCTGATTGTTATATCTGACATGGAGATTGATGCGTGCGGCAATAAAGAATGGACGTTCTACGAGAAGATGTATCAGAGGTTTCGCAAAAACGGGTATCAGATTCCGAACATCATCTTCTGGAACGTAAACAGCAGACATGACGTATTTCATGCGGACAGCAAGCGCATTGGCGTGCAGTTATGTTCCGGGCAGTCCACTACGGTATTCAAGCAAATGCTTTCATGTGTCGGCATGACTCCCGTAGAAGCAATGGAAAAAGTGATCAATACTGAAAGGTATGATTGCATAAAGGTCGGTTAATCCCGGCCTATATGGAGAGTTAGCTTAACGGACAGAGCGGCTGCATATGACAAACTCAGTCATGTTTGTGACTGGCACTGCAAAATAACGTTATGCAAGGGCAGCTTGTAGTGGTTCGATTCCACTACTCTCCATTTCGGGAAGGTAGCTCAATGGTAGAGCAGGAAAAAATCATGAGTCATGTTTAGTGACTTGAACCGCAATCGAATTGATGAAAATGGTCTTGAAACCCCCGTGTTATTGGTTCGAATCCAATCCTTCCCATCTGTGCCCCACGGCACAATACAGAAATCTGCGATAGGGTTTCGGGGATTTCTTGCAACTGGCGCTTTGTTGCGACTGTACGCCTTGTGAATCGCAACAGTGGCATGGTAACAGCAGCTATCCGATCATGCCACTCACGGAGTGTGGCTCAGTTTGGAAGAGCACTTGTTTTGGGAGCAAGGGGTCGGGAGTTCAAATCTCTCCACTCCGAGCGTCAGTGTACTGGAGATCGCAGAGGACTGACGGTAAGCACATGTGCAAGGCTTGCATCTGCCTAAAGGTCATTCATCACGCCGTAGAAAAGATGCCGCTTGTCGGAGCGACTAAACCGAACAGGATGTAACCAGAGTCCTTGAGTATGTGAGTAGGCACAGTGATGAGTGTTGAAAGCATTCTGGTTATTGCCGATAGTGTAACGGTGGCACGGTCTGCATGATTCGCAGACAAGGTGAGGTTCGATTCCCACGCGGCAATTGTCTGGCATCTGAAAGTTTGGAGTGTCAGTTTTGTCTGCTTTTGCTTATGTGTTGTTGCACCTCCTTTCTCATGATACCTCTTTTCCCCTTTCAAGGTACTGCGCAATACAGACAGAATTGGCTTGGTAGGTGATAAGTGAACGTGCCTGTCGTAAGACAACATGGTTCTGCCAGACCGAAGGGATATGGTGTAATTGGTCAGCACCCGGCACTTTGACTGCCGCAGTTCCAGTTCGAATCTGGATATCCCCGTTCCAAAAAAATTTCGCAAAAGCAAAAAAGAGGTATCGCTACTATGAACGTAGTATATGCGATGACAAGAAACTATTATCACAAGATTCTGCCGTCATTGCGATCACTGGCACAATGGCATCCAGAAACGAATGTATATGTTTTGGCAGAGGATGATAAATTATCGTTTGATACGCCAATTCATTGTAATGTAATCAACATTACGGATAGGCATGAATTTGATAAGTCTGTCAATATACAGAACCGATTTGGTGGAAAAATCAATCTGTTGAAGGTTTTGTATCCTACAATTCTGCCTGATTTAGACAGGGTAATTCATTTAGATATTGACACAATTATTTGCGATAATCTGGATTGTTTCTGGAATATGGATATTGACGAAAAATGGTTTGCTTCTGTGCCGGAATATCTTGCCAGACATGAAAGGGTATATCTGTTTGGTGATGTGTACTACAACATGGGTGTATCGCTTATAAATCTGGCTCAGATGCGAGAAGACGGTATTGAGATGGATATGGTGCGGTATCTTAACGATGTGGAGCAACCATTTGCAGATCAGGATGCATGGAATAAATACGGCATTGAACAAGATAAAGCTGTCGCAGTCCCACTGAGATTCAACGAGAATATGTCCACTGGATATACGGATAATCCGGCAATTGTGCATTACTGTGGGATATCGGACTGGTATGAGAATAAGACAATCAAGCGAAGAGAGTATATTGATAAATACCTTCCGCACAAGTTGGCCTATATGATTCATACATGCAATGATAGAGAGTGGTACGTAAAGGATTATCTGATTCCATCCCTGATTGATGTGGGAATTGATGAAGAGAACATTATTGTCTGGCACGACTATGACGGTATAGGCAATCTGGCATCATTCGCCGCGAGTTGTCGATGGATAAGGGATAATCTCAATTCATATGACGATACATGGCACTTGCAAGATGATGTTGTTATTAGTCCTGATTTCTTTACAGAAACACAGAAAAAGTATTCTGGAATTGCCAATGGATTCTGCAATGAGATTTTTGACGCGGAGCGAACAAACTACATCGGAAATATAACTGTCAACGGTATGTGGTTCAGTTTCCAGTGCATTATGATTCCAAATAGACTTGCCGTTGCGTTTGCGGAATGGTTTGATAGTGGTGAAGCTGAAAGGTTGTTTCCAGAATATGTTTCTTCTGGAAAGTGTGATGATTCACTGTTCAGAGAGTATGCGATGAAGTATCATCCAAATCTTCCCGCAACGAACATTTTCCCAAACATTGTTGACCATATAGATTATCTAATCGGTGGAACGACAATCAATCAGCAGAGAGTGGGTAAGTATCGCAAAGCGTATTGGCGTGATCAGGAAGGTAGATTAGATAAGGCCGTATCTGAATTGGAGCAAAAGTTGAAATGAGAGAGATGTTTGTGACTGGCAACACACTTCCGGCAGCTTACCATAATGCGTTGACAAAACTGAGTATTTTTGGTGACGAATCTGATTGTGCGGACTGGAATTGCAAACAACTGGAGCTGTCCATGACTATACATGTTACGGAGCCGCTTCGTGAGCCGATGATATCAAAGTGTTTCATTGGTGGAGCCAGAGAACTTGAGCAATACCGCATGGAGATGCTTGATGGGATTCTGGATTTTGAGGTGGAGCGCGGTAAGTGGGCATATACCTATCATCAGCGCATGGGAAAACAAATTCAGTTTGTGATTGATGAATTGCAGAGGAATCCGTCCAGTAGGCGTGCGGTGATGTGTATCAGGACTCCTGACGATATGGACAGTGATGATCCAGCTTGTCTTCAACACGTGCAATATTTCATCCGTAATGGGAAATTGGATTGTGTAGTGATGTTTCGTTCCAACGATGCGTGTAAAGCCACATTCATGAACGCTTTTGCGTTGATCATGTTGCAAAAACGGATTGCTATGGAGTTGGGTGTTCCGGTCGGAACGTATACGCACAGGGCGAACAGCTTTCACTGCTACCAGAAGGATTACGATATGCTCAACGCATATGTGCAGAGGATGTCTATATCATCCGAGAAGGATTTGACGTACAGATATGTCGGAGACTGGCAAGACCTGATGGAGGATGAGCGTGAGGATATTCTGGCACAGGTTGAGGAGTTGAAGAGTCATGGATAATTGCAGAAACTGCGGTGCGCCATTGCCTCAATCTGGCAAGTGCGAGTATTGCGGAACTGAGCATAATCGGATACACAGCGAAGACGGTGCGTATTACAAAATCAACTTTGAAGGTTCTGAACATATTTGTTATATCAATAGCGTGGATGTGGATTCTGTTTATTGCGGTGGCGGCAGACTTGTTGATGGGACAGTCGTAAGGCCAATGGTTATTAAAAAAATGCGTTTTTGAGCTGGTGGAGGTATGAAAGGAAATATCCACAAGAAGGAAACATTCGAAGATCGTTTTGACCGCCGTTTCGCCTGTTGGGTAAAGAACAACCGCAAGGCATGGATGTTCTGGAAAAAGCGCAACAGAAAAATTTTCCGTCAGAAAAAAAGAATGGAGATAAGGGACTATGATAGTGATTCACAGTGACAGAACTGGATTCACAAATTTTGACAATGTTTTTACCGTAAGCGTTGCCGGAAGGTTTATCCATGCACGGCTGAGTGATGGAAACAAAGAGATACTGGCAGTCTACAAGACAGAGGACAGAGCGGAAGAAGTCTTTTCCGAGATGTTGGGCGAACTGTTTCCTCCACAGGAGGATATTGACAAGTCTTTCTCTGACAAGATACTGCCATTCATCGCATCGTCACCAGATCTGTATGATGACTTTGACGAGTCCGTTCGTGTGCTGAGTGTCTTGCCGCAATGGTACTATATGCCGGAGGAGTGAGATGCCGCCGAAAGAGATTTTTACGCCAAAAAAGGTATTCGTCTCACTGGATGGCAAAAACTATATGGAATTGGGCAATGCTGTCACCATAGAGTCTACAGAGGATGAAGAGATGGGCAAGGCAGAAAGATTGTTTCGACAGATTGCGGCATCCTCAATGACATTAACTTTTTCTGTAAAGACGATGAGTGGGAGCAATCACAGACGGATGCACGGCAAAAAGGCATTTCGACTAAGGACATACTGGAGATGTTTGCGGCATGAGATACATAGCTGAGATTCTGATAGGCAAGCCATTGGGCATTGTAATTACATTCATGGCTTTGTCATGGGGGATCTTTTTCGGAGTGATGTTTACGGTAGTTGAGATAATCGACATCATCTTGCATCACAGAGATAAGAGGTGACGATGTACGGAGACATTTATTTAAAAATCACGATGTGGTTTGACCTGATGGGTATTGACTATGCGGAAATATATGAACGAGCCGCAAGACTCTGATGGGCAGGCGTACACGATGGTGTACAAAGAAAAATTCTGGGTATGCTGTCCAGTTTGCGGAAAACGTCAGTTTGTGGTAAATAAGTTGACCAAGATTAAAGATTTGCCATATACTTGCAAAAACACAAATTGCAAGGCTAAAATGACCATAAATATTTGATGGTGTAATGCAGTTCCGATGAGTCTCCATCCCGATACAAAGGGGTAGGAGGCTCTTTTTTTATGCTTCTCACAGAATACAAGTCGGTTTTTTCCAGAATTATACAATCCGGCCTTGATACTGCACAGAATATCAAGGACGTACATGACCTTCTCTGTTCTCTGAAAGAGGAAGGCGGCATGAATGACGCTTACATGCGGAGTTATGCCCTGAAGGTCAGCAACTATGCCAAACAGATGGCTGAGTACAAGGCGAAAGTGACTGGAAGTGGGACATTTGATGATTTGTATTGGCGGTTGCTGTTGTTTGAAGCAAAAGAGAAAGTAGTGGACAGCTATTTTTTGTATCTGGAGAAGAACAGGGATCCAGATAAGCGGTTTTACGAGCCGAGAAGAGACAAATTTCTGCAATTTGGCGTGACTGGTGGAATGCAAGCACTCATGAATGATGAGATTGATCTTCTGACGATCTCCATGTGTCCTGGATCCGGCAAAAGTACGGCTGGGATATTCTTTCTATCAGGGTGCATGGGATGGGAGCCAGAGTTGCCGAATCTGGCATCAGCGCATTCTGGGACGCTTACCAGAAGTTTTTATGATGGAGTGTCGCAGATACTTAATGACCCAGTCGAATATACGTGGCATGAGATATTCCCACACGTAAAGTTCAATCCACGTGGAGACTTTAATTCAAAAGAACAGACGATCAATGTCGGAAAGCCTAAAAGGTTCAAATCGCTTACGTGTAGAGCAATTAACGCATCTCTTACTGGCGCGACAAGATGTGAAAACATACTCTACGCTGATGACTTGTGCAGCGGTATTGAAGAAGCGTTGTCGAAAGATAGACTCGATAAGCTATGGCAGACATACAATACAGACCTAAAGACCAGAAAGAAGAATTTCTGCAAAGAGATACACATACAGACGCGATGGTCAGTCCAGGACGTAGTGGGAAGGCTCCAGAGAGAGCATGAGGATGATCCAAGGGCAAGGTTTATTGCGATTCCGGCCTATGACGAAAACGGAGAAAGCAATTTCAACTACAAGTATGGCGTGGGATTCTCAACAGAGTATTTTCATGACATGGAAAAGTCAATGGATGATATCTCGTTCAAGTGTCTGTACATGAATCAGCCAATTGAGCGTGAGGGATTGCTTGTACATGAGGACGAACTGAGACGGTATCTGTCACTGCCTTTACACGAGCCTGATGCGATATGGAGCATTGTCGATACGAAGCAGAAAGGGACTGACTTTTTCTTTCAGCCTGTGCTTTTGCAGTATGGCACAGATTATTATCTGGATGACTGTATCTGTGATAATGGTTCCGACTATGAGGTACAGTATCAGAGATCTACAAATATTCTACTCAAGAACAAAGTGCATGCGTGCCAGTATGAGAGCAATTCTGGTGGAGACAGGGTAGCAGAAGAAGTCAATAAGAGAGTGAAAGCCGTTGGAGGATACTGCAATATCACTCAGCAGTATACTACGCAGAACAAAGAGACGAAAATCATCGTATTTGCTCCATGGTGGAAGGAACATGTGCTTTTTAAGGACAAGTCCATGTACGCCGCCAAGAGTGATTATGGCGTAATGATGAGCCAGATATTGACATATCCGGTAAACGGTAAAGCCTTGCACGATGACTGTGTAGATGGACTTGCATCGTTTGCAAAATGGAGATCCGCGCCGCCGCCACAACCAACCAGAATTATTAGCAGTCCGTTTTGAAGGGAGGATTTTATGGGTGGTTATAACAGGATGTATAAGCATTCGCCACATGACAAAGAGGAATATAGACACTTATACGATATTTGGACAAAAATAAAACAACGATGCAGAAAGTCGGAAAGCGATAGATATAAGGACTACGGTGGGCGTGGCATTGATGTTTGCGATGAATGGCATAATGATTTCGATATTTTTGTTGAATGGGCAATGGATTCCGGTTATGAAATTGGATTAACGATTGACCGTATCAATAACGATGGAGACTATAAACCAGACAACTGCCGATGGATAACGAAAAGAGCGCAGAATAGAAACAAGAGAACCAACGTCATGGTGGAATATCATGGTAAGACAAAATCGTTAATGGATTGGTGCGAAGAATTAGATTTGCCATATTACACTATCCAGAAAAGGATCAAAAAGGGTATGGATCCGATAGAAGCATTAGAAAAACCTGTAAGGAAGTCGGAAGATTCGTTTGCGAGTTTATGCAGAAAACATGGAATGAGAGACGGTGTTGTGTACGATAGGATACACAAACTTGGTTGGGACTTAGAAAAGGCATTAAATACACCAGTGAGGCCAATGACATGACAGCAAAAGAGTATCTGCGTCAATGTCGGACATTAAAGACGCAGATGGAGAACAAAAAGAGAATATACGACAACATCAGGAACAGTATTGTTTATCTTAAAGGTGTGTCATATGACATGGAGAAGATACAGACATCACCTTCAGATGCGTTGTCAGATACTATGGCAAGACTTGTCGATGCCGAGAAGGAGGCCATGGATGCCATCTGGCAGTATGAACAGTTCTTTAATGATTGTGTTGACAAGATAAACAATCTGAGTAAGGCAGAGTATGTTGAGATCCTTACCAGACGGTATCTGCATGATGACTACTCATCAAGGCAACTGCTCCATATAGCCTTGGACATGGATTACAGTTATGAACGCGTAAAACATATGCATGGGGAAGCATTACAAGAGTTTTATAACAGGTATCTGAAAGATTAGCACCTTTTAGCACTTTTTTTGCTTTTAGGTGTGATATTGTGATAGTTGGTAAAATTGCGTCATGGAAAAATCGAGCAATAGCAAGCGCAGAGACATTTTGCGAACTGCCGGAAAGCACTTTGTGAGAGTGCCGTCCACGTGGGATGAGAGAGTAACCGCATCTGGCGTGACGTATGGTGGCAGATATATCAGAGATAAAAAGATAAAACGTGTCAAAAGGAATCGGGGATGACCCCGGTTCTTTTTGTTTTGGGTGAATGAATATGAATCACAGAGGCAGAATCAAAATCCTGACGGATTATAGAGAGATCGACCAATCAAACTTAATAGAGGTTTTGCAGAGATCATATGGCATTCATTGTCTTAATCTGTCAGACATACAATATTTGATCGACTACGAACTTGGCGATCAACCGCTTCAGAGAGAGAAGATTGTTAGACCAGAGATTGATATTGTCGTATCGGAAAACGCCGCATCGTATGTAACGGACTTCAAGAAAGGCTACTTCTGGGGCATACCGCCTGTGCTAATTCAGCACGGAGACAGGGAGATGCATACGACAGACCCTGTTTCTGATGATACTGGCATTGCCGCTCTGAATGAGATGCTTCTGAACGGTCTGGATGTTAGTTATCAGAATCAGATCCTTGGTGATTTTGTGGAGAAGGTTGGCATCGGTCATAGACTAATCGACATCAAGACTGACTTTACAGAAGATCCGCACACATACGTCACGATGCACACACTGGATTCCAGATATGCTTTCTGCGTGTATTACAACGGCGTTGGGCAAGAAAAGGTCATGGGCGTTACCTACGTCAAGACTCTCGATGGCAAGATCAAATTTACTTGCTACACAAAGCGATACCGTTTCGATGTCGTGGCGGCAGGAACAGAATGGTCAATCGTATACCCGGAGATTGAGAGACAGATCAATCCGCTTGGCATGATTCCGATTGTCGAATTTGACAGGGCAATCGACAGAACAGGTGCATGGGAAAGACATATCAGTTACATGGATGGCCTCAACATCCTGATTTCTGATTTTGAAAATAATGTAGCGCAGATTACACAGCAGATCTGGTGGGGCGATAACGTCAACTTTGAGACGGACAGTAATGGGAACGCTATCAAGCCTGAGTCGGGCGATTGGTTGCTGACCTATTCCGGGGAGAATAAGAAAGCCACGGTTCAACCACTCGTTTCCAGTCTGGACGGGCAATCAACACTGTCTGCAATCAGCTTTCAGTGGAACCGAATTTTACAGAAATGCCATGTTCCGGTCACTCAGGAATCTGTCGGTGGTGGATCGACAGGAACCGCAACGTCAATGGCAACGGGATGGCAATCCGCAGAAGTCGATGCTCTGAGAGAGGAAGGTGTTATCAATCGTGGCATGAAAGAGGAACTGCGGCTGATCCTCAAAGCAATCGAGTTTGTACCGCATGACATTCTGCCGGCTGATGCGGAGATCAGGAAGGTGCATGCGAACGATATTGACATGCACTATTCAAGGAATCGTAACTATGACCTGTCAATCAAGGCAAACACATTGGCAACCTTGATCAATACGGGCATGAATGGCAGAGATGCTATCAAGTTGTCAGAAATTGCTCCTGATGCAGAACAAGTATGGCTTAATAGCCGTGAGATCATCGAAGCCAAGCAGAATAAGATGTTCTTTGAGACGGATTCCTCTTCAAGTTCATCTGCAACAGGTGAAGGAAATACGAGTATAAAGGGTGATAAGTCTACATTGCAAGATATTTCCATGCAAGGCGTAAATTCACCGTTCGTTGATAATTTGTCATCTGCCGGAGGATCCCACGGCAGGAATGCGTGATAGCCATGGCTCTACCAGTTGCGAATTTTGACGAACTGAACAGACTTGTCGGCTTTGAGCGAAGCATGAGTATAAACAGGTACTTTGACGAGATGCATCTGACAAAACAGCAGAAAGCATATCGCAAGAGACTGGCAAGTCAGTTGTACGAAGAGATGGTATGGCTTATGTCTTATATGTTTTACGCAAGACAGCAAGGCATAAGCGTATCAATGGATGCGATAACAGAGATCCGGGATAGATACAGAGAGGCTTTGGGCAATACGGTTGCCATTGATCTGTATATCGCAACACATATAGACAGCATAACTGCGGACATCGTGAATGCTACAAACAGGCATCCTGATGATCCGTATTTTTATTCCAAGGATCGGGCAAGATTGATTGCCGAGGGCGAAGCAAATTCGATTTTCAACCATACAGAATACGAAGAAGCTGCCAAAAACAAGAAATATAAAACATGGCATACGGTCATGGATAACCGCGAACGAGAGAGTCATGCAGAGGTGAATGGAACCAAGATCCCGATAGATGATTATTTCGTTTTGCATGGTGGAACTTGTCTATACCCACGTTCGGATGAACTGCCAACTGAGGAAGTTGCAAATTGCAGATGCAGTCTCACCTTTTCATAAAAATAATCGCCGCAAGGCTTTTATATACAAGACGGAGATGTCTATAAGCGCAAGCAGTCAGAGAAAGACTGGATAATAACAAGCAAGGTGAGTCCATCACGATAACTGGACAGAAAGTGAATAGCAAAATGAAGTACATGAACAACCATTACGGACAGAGTAGGATTTTCGGCAAGATGGTAAGATGCATTGCTCCCGATATGGGAGATGGTGCTGGCGATGGGGCAGAAATTGACGGTGCCGGAGGGGGTGGAGGTTCTGCGGCTGATAGCGGATCCGAAGATGACGATCTGGATGAACCGTCTGTAGATAAACTAAAGGCACAGCTTGCCAAAGCGCAAGCCGATTACCAGAAAATGAAGATCCAGAGTGACAAAAATGCCGCACAGGCAAAGCAGTATAAGGATCAGGCGAGAGCGCATATGACTGCGGAACAACAAGCACAGGCCGCACGTGCTGATCGTGATGCAGAGTTCGAAGCACTGAAGAAAGAAGTGCGGGTGACGAAGTATAGCAAACGTCTGGTAGGTATAGGCATGGACGAATCCCAAGCGGACGAGATGGCAAATCTCATCCCCGAGCTGGGAGACTCCGATGCCTTTTTTGATGCCCTGAATTCCTTTGTGGCGGGAATCACAAAAACAGCTGCCGATACGGCCGTTCAGAAACTTCTGAAAGACCGCCCTGAGATCAATGCGGGTGGTGGAGATTCCGAAAAGGATGATCCTGCTATGGCATTTGCAAAAGCCTTTGCTGCGCAAAGAAGCAAAGCTGGCGTGAATGAGGACATTTTGAAGCAGTATACATAAAAAACTAATGGAGGATATGAGATATGGCAAGAGGTGATATGGCTGTCAATACTCTGGCTGTTGGGTCTGAGGTTGAAATCCTCAACCGCAAAGAGTTTGAGGCAGTGTCCATGACTATTGATTTTACTAATGTTAGTGCCGATGCCAACGGTGATTATGTGGTTAAGGCGGGTACTCCGATCAACGCATCTGGTGTTCCGGTTTCATCCACTCCGTGGACGGGTGCTGTCGGTCTGGCTCTGCATGATGTTTATAAAGATTATCCGACTGTTGCAGTTCTGAAGGTTGGATATGTGCATTCCACACGCGCACAGGCTAATTCTAGCCTGACGTATGATGCCGCACTTATCACTGCGCTGAATGCTGCGGGATGCAGAATTGCTTTCGAAGAGCCGATCATTGCAACTGGTTCTGGTTCTACCACTACCTGATTGTGAATGACAGAGACTAAGACAGGAGGAGTATAAGCTATGAAATTTAATGAGATTTTTACCGCTCAGAGCATTGCAGCTATGCTGACGAGCGATCCGACTAATGCTAATCCCTATGTAGGCGAAGCGTTTTTCCCACGCAAAAAGAAAATGGGAATTGACCTGAAATGGATTAAGTCCCATAAGGGTGCGGGTGTTGAACTTAAACCGTCCAGTTATGATGCTCTGGCAACGATCCGTCCGAGAGAAGGATTTTCTGTCCTGACTGAGGAAATGCCGCTGTTCCGGGAGTCCATGAAGATTTCCGAAAAAGATATGGTGGATATTCAAAGAGCACAGGACGCTAACGATCCGTATTTGATGGACGTTATCTCCAGAATCTATGATGATGTGTCGAATCTGGTTGAAGGTGCAAATGTAGCATCTGAGCGTATGAGAATGTCCCTTCTGGCTCCCATCAATGGCGATATGAAGATTAACATCGGAACTATCGACAATACCGTATACAACTACAACTACGATGCCGA